TTAGTGGAAAGAAGAAAACAAAAACGAGGGCATCCAAGATACCCTCTAATTTTGATCCTCCCAAAGAGATTGCATTGAAGGAAGGACTCAATCACTCGGAAGCGGTTTCCATCTTCGTGGATTGGGCGAAGGGCAAGGGACATGTCCAAGCAGATTGGATTGCCACATATCGCAATGCGTGCAGGAGATGGATCAAGGACAAGATGCCCCAGGCAAATAACGATCCAATCCTCAAGGAGGTCACAATTCCTGAGTACGAGGATGAGGAAGAGTTTTGATGGATTTCTCGGTATCAGAGCAAGCGGTCCTAGCCGCATGTCTTAGGGATGACACAAATCTCTCCACCGCCACAGCGGTTGAGCGTTTAACGGAGGATGACTTCACCTCGCCCGCGCACCAAGCGATATTCCGTTTGATCGCACAGCGATCCGAGTTAAACGAGGTGGATGTGGCGATTGAGCTACCTGAGTATTCCTCAGAAGCTCTAGAACTTGCGGAGAAGTATGGCGGTGGACAGGTGGAGAGATATGTGGATCAATTGGTGGAGTCGAGGAACAGACGCGAAGTGGAACGAGCGCTCATGGTATCTACGGATATGCTCAAGGAGGGTAAACAATCAGATGAGATTGCCTCCGAGTTCAATCTCAGGGTAGCCAAGGCATTAGCATCAGGGAAGGGACAGGTAAAAGTGGGACCCGCCACCAAGGAAGCACATTCTGAGTTTCTTTCCATCGATGCAGGAGAATCATCCGCAGTAAGCACAGGATTCAAACGATTGGATTTTTGTCTAAGCGGAGGATTCCAACCGGGAAAGCTTTATGTCCTAGCCGCAAGGCCTGGGGTAGGGAAGTCAGGACTCGCATTGCATTTCTCTCATGAGATTGCCAAGAGGGGATACCGTGCAAGCTACGCATCCCTGGAGATGAGTGCCTCGGAATGCTCCGGGCGGTTACTCTCCCGCGAGAGCGGGGTTGCCCGCCCACGCATGAAAGGGGATCTTCTCCCCGCTCATCGTAAGAAGCTCGAGGATGCCACAAAGAGGATGCAGGGATGGCCCATTACCTTCAAGGATGACAACAAGGCCACGCTTGATTCCATCCGCGCCTTTCTCGCCCAGGAGCGAGTGAAAGGAGATGTGGGGTTGGCGGTGATTGATTATTTGCAATTAGTCTCCGCTCCAGGATACGAATCCCGCGTGCAGGAGATCACCGCCATTTCTCGCAGTCTCAAACAGATCAGTATGGAACTACAGATTCCGGTCCTCGCCCTTTCTCAATTATCAAGACAGTGCGAGATCAATAACAGAAAGCCCATGCTCTCCGATCTGAGAGACTCCGGGAGTATCGAGCAGGATGCGGATTGCGTGTTTCTCCTATCAGTTGAGGACAAGGTGGATGAAACCAAGGACCGCATTAATTGCCATATCGCCAAGAATCGCGGAGGAGAGACGGATCTCATGGTCACGCTTGGTTTTGAGAAGAGTACGGGGAATTGGAGTACAAGCCTAGGCGAAAAAAAAGAAACAAAGGCTTGGTAGACTACAGATGGATACTAAAAAGCACGATAGAGGCTCAGGAAGGCATCAAATCGTGCTTTTTGGGGGTAGGGTCTGATAGATTAGACAGATTTTTACATCAAAACGCTTTCTAGGTACCTTCCTGCCGATTTCTCTTATTTCTCTTTATCTATACATTTGATCAATCAACCGAGTAAGATCACCAACGGTAGGAAGTCCCATTGATTGAATCCATGACCTTGCGTAAACTTCGGTGCAATCTTTTGGTGCTTCATATTTCTTTACTCTTTTTGATACCCAAAGAAATGCGTCTTCTTTTGCAATACCTTGAGATATTGCTTGCGATATAAGTTGTTTAATTTCGCTCATATTTGTTTTTCCTTTCTCTTATTCCACCATTCCACCGCCCTGGGCGCGTACCTCATCACCAAAAAGATGACAAGGCCCAACGCCAGGCGTGCAATTGTGTCGGACTCGTTTGGCTTAGTCATGGGTAATGCTTTCAAAGTGTATGCTTAGATTATGACCACATGATGCTCTTAAGGAGTAAGGCGCATATCTTTCTTTAATCCTTATTTCTGCATCCCAAAGCATTTTGCTCCACGGACATTCATTCCATGTATCAATACCACTTTCTTGTTCGTATATCTTTTGCGAGTAGTAAATCGCGAGCTTGGTTTTCAGGCTGAGATTATCAAACCATTCGGATAATGCTTGCGCGCATTTCTCGCTATCCCTATCGCAACCACTTCCCCAATCTGCTGTATCAATGGTGTAGTTAAATTTGAATTGTTTCTCTTTTCTCATCCCTCACCCCCCGTTTCTCCTTCTAGTTTCGCAATCAAATCCTTTACCTCTTCGCGAACAAACAAAGCGTAACCAAGAGGTCCGTCCATATCATCAACTTGTTTCCAATCGGAAATCATCTCGTCAATGCAAGACCAATCTTTCAAAAGGGTAATAACGCGAATTACATCTAGTTTATCGTCATCAGTCATTGGTTTCTCTTTCTCCTCAATAAGTCTCATCCCTCACCCCCCTCTACTTTGGCGAGGACCTCGCGGATCATTTCTCCCGTTGTAGGCAAATCCCAACCCTCCGCTTTTGCTTCCGCTTCATATTCAATTAAAACCTCGGATAGAACCTCATACATCTCCGGAGCCGCCGCGATCAATCGCGCGTTGGCGCGTGCTTCCTTCCATCCGTCCGTTGTGCGTGCAATGACGCTATCTTTTGTGCCTACCTCGAAACGCAACCCCGTGCTTTCTCCTGGAGTGCAATCCTCGATTTGCCAAGGTCCTGGCGTGTGTGTGGCGTGTTTCTCTTTTGTTAAGTTCATAGTATTTTTCTTTCTGTTTTGTGGTTTAATTGAAGTTAAAATGTAATTGCACTTTCTCCCGCTCCGTGAGCCTCACATGTGCGCGTTTCTCCTTACGCTTTACGCGGATCGTTTCACGATCAGCCTCCTTGCGTTCCCGTGCTTCCCGTTCCTTGCGTGCTTTCTCGCCTATCTCGATCAATTGACTGACCGCCTGAGCGAATAGATCATTTGCGTGCTTCATGCGAGTTTCTCCTACCTTTCATCCCAACGCTTGCAAAAATCCTTGAGCCATTTCTTTTGCTCATCATTGAGGGTAAGTTGTCCGCCCTCTAATGATTCGAAGAGAATAGCCTCTGCGCTACAATCTTGGTTCTCCACATATTCACGCGGTAGGTTCTCAACTAGCCAATCCGTGTACTCATCTTGCAATTCTTGTAAACTCATTTGTCTTAATTCCTTTCCTTTATTGCTTGTAAGATTTCCCAAGCGCCTACCATGAACCAAGGCGCTAGGATGATGATTGATAAGATGTAGTGATCGTGCATCGTGTGTGCCTTTCTGTAGTATTAGGAGACAACCGAAGAGGGAAAGGTAAACACATATCCGCCCTTTACTCCTCCGTAATTCATCTTGGAAATATCCCAATCCAATTTGCATTTGCTCACCATTGCTTTTACCGCCTTGAAATGGAGCTTTGCATCGCTTAATGCGTAATCATAAGAAATGATGCATGAATGCCCATTGCATGTAAAAGCTTTGATGCGTGAGGGTTTTGTGTTAGTCGCGCCAAGGTACTTTGTCTGTATTGCTATCATAGTATTTTCTTTCTTTCTATGTCCGCTTAATTGCGAACATGCATTACCCTATAAACTACACATGCTAACAATGTCAAACAGATAAAACAGAAAAAGTGTTTTCGTAGTTTAACACTATAGAAACGCGCTTCCCTATTACGCGGATCAGCGGATCGTTTCACGATCATATGATCAGCGCCAAGAGCTACCACACGAGCAATGGATTGACGCGGATTAAGGGGGAAAGCGATTGACGCAAATCGACAGATATCAATGCATTTCTTCACCCTCTGCCAAAAAATCACTATTGCAAGTTACTTGCATTAAGAGATTGCACGCAATGCGGAAAACAGCTTGCCATGAATCCGCAAGAATCCGCTTAAATACTAGCATTTCTTGTGTCGAATCTAGCTTGCAATTGCGTAAATCGTTGTTATTCAACGCTATCATGTAGCATGTGACTTAGAATCACATGCTTTCGAGCCAACGCGCGTCAACGCCAGGCGCGCAGACCCGGGGGGGCGGGGGTGTGCGTGCGTCCGCGCTAATTCTGTATTATCATCACCACCCCGCATAATTTTTTCGCCATACGGTTTCCCCGCAAATCGCGCTCCCTGCGGTACTCGTATGTAGTCTACGGGGTTTTAAAGAGATCCCACGCCTCGCGGTATTTTTCGTGCTTTGCCTTGGAGAGTGGGTTATGAGCGTAGAGGGATATGCGCAGGGCTTGGTTTATTTCGAGGCATGGTATTATGTACCAAGTGGGTATAGCTTCGACATAAGCGGCGAGTATATCGACTTTCGTGCAATCTATGGTCATTTTCTTGGAGGCACCTGATGCGGTGGTGACCATATATCTGCCTTGTCCACCATTTGCTTTATCGAATACTTTATCCTTAGTGCCTTTGATTTGTACTTTGAATACTTTGCCCGCTTGGTTCATGACGAGGCAGTCCTGAGGTAGGTAATCGCCCAGGGGGGTAAATACTTCGAGGTTACGGGATAGGGCTTCCGTGAAGAATGTTTGTTCGTAGAGGGAGCCTCTACGCTTCATCGGTTACTTCGATGACCTTATCCTTGGAGGCTTGCTTAGGGAGTGAATCTGTGGCCTTCTTGGCACCCTTGAGGATGGATCTTACTTTATCCGGGGTCATATCGGAGGAGCCTAGTTTGACATTGGCGGAAGCGGTGATGTTGGTGGGTCTTCCGTTGATGGTCATTAGTTTGTCAAAGAGTACGGATAGGGTATAGGCGAGGTTTTGGGGAGGTATCTGATCGAGTTTTTCGTGGATGAGGTTGAGATTGTCTCCGACTATGGCGGATAGTTTATTGGAAACTGCGTTTAGATATTCCTGTTCTGTCATTTCTAGGCGGTAGCGCAGGAAGTGGCGTGTATAGTCCTGGATATCCTTTTGTTTCTTTGTGGGGTTGTTTGCCTTTGCCTGGAGCTTTCTTGTCTCATTGGTGGCATCTGCTTTCTTCATGGCAATCTTGGCGGCAGAATCGATGATATCGTTTTTTAGTTCTTTGCGTAGAGCTTTTACGGTGGCTTTGTTACCCATGAGTTATTTTTTTGCACAAAAGTGTTGACAGGTCAATGCATAAACTACAATAGGTGACACATGGATACGGAACGGGCGGGAAAGATATTAGAGAGGCATGGTCTTACGAAGAAGGCATTTGCTGACATGATGGGGGTGAAGGCGAGTACTGCGAGGATGGCGTTCAGTCTGAAGAGGTTCAGCAAGAAGATGGTGGCTAAATTGGAGGAGTTGGAGGAGGAGTTGAATATTCAGCGTGATTTAGCGGAAGTGGATGAG